GTTGTGTTATGATGCTAACCTGAAGGTTGTTCGAAGTGATCGACCTCGTGTCCGTCCTAAATATTCCTACGATTACGTGAATAGAGACAAGAACGATGTCGAAGGCAATTGAGTTCGAGATGAAACGGTGGGGACGAGCGACATACCGCCAGTTCCAACAGTTCTATAAAGAAAGTGATCGAGGGTCTGAGATGGACAGCAGTAAGCGTATCCTTGGTAAACTTGCACCACAACTAGCACAACCGATTGAGGACTTCTTTAACCGATTTGCCGGAGATGACAGTCCATCAATGCCGTTGTGGCTTTGCTATATTGCAGACTTCCACCCACAAATGGTGGCACACATCGGGTTAAAGGTTTTACTTGACCGTATGTACGCACCCGACCGATTCTTTACCGCGTTAGCACGAGAGATAGGTGGTGCGTTTGAAGAAATAGCACGTCAACGTGTTGCTGAACAGACCGTACCAAAGAATAAGATGTGGGGGATCAAGGGCACGAAGAGTAAACGATCCAAGATGCAACGATTTTACACGGTGGAAAAGAACAACCGACGATTTACGTGTTGGGAAAGACGGCACAAACTAGCGTTAGGTTCGTGGTTGTTGAATGAAATCAAGACACACACGGGCATCATTGACTTCCGTATTGAACGGTTTGGTAAGAGACAACGAAAGGACGTGGTGCTGACTCCTGACTTTACTGACTGGGTACGACGTTATGACAAGTGGAAAGAGATGCTTGATCCGATGCGTATGGCGTTGCCGACAAAACCGAGAGACTGGGTAGATTATTACAACGGTGGGTACGAGACGTTCAACGATCCGTTTGTAATGAACAGACCAAGCAAAGCTAACTACAATTTCTTTTCGATCAATACTATTTATACCGCTTGCAACAACGTGCAACGAGTACCTTGGCAGATCAACAAGAAGATACTGGACGTGGCTCAGAAGTGTTGGGAGTTGGAACGAGTGTTCGACTTTCATGAAATACCGATGCAACCGTACCTTGAGAACGGTAACGAACGACCTGAAGAACTGAGACAATGGAAGTTTAAACAAGACAAGATACGTCGCATGAACGAGTCGAACCGTAGCAAAAGGCTACAACACGCCAAGGTCATGCACTTAGCTAAGAAGTACAGCGAGTGGGATGAGGTATACTTTCCTGCTCGTATTGATTATCGTGGTCGTGTTTATTATATGCCCGCTTACCTGCACCCACAAGGCTCTGATCTAGCTAGAGCTTTGTTGCAATTCGCTGATGGTCAACAGGTTATGGATGAAGAGGACGCTGAACGACTACTGGTTCACGGAGCTAACGCTTGGGGTATAAAAGGCACACTGATGGAACGAGTAGCGTGGGTAGGATCACATAAGAACGATATACTAGAGTGTGCGACTGATCCAATGACGAACGACTGGTGGATGGAAGCGAGCGAACCGTTTGGATTTCTTGCGTTTTGTCTTGAGTATCAACAGTTTACGAAAGAAGGATATGGTTACGTGTCTCACTTTCCTGTACGTATGGACTGCTCTAACAACGGTATGCAGATTTTACATTTGTTATTACGGGACACACGACACGCCAAGCACTGCAACTTAGTGCCTGACCAACCACCGGGTGATATGTACCAGTACATTGCTGACCTTGTGTACGAACGGTTGAAGGAGCAGTCAAAGGAGAGTTACGTGGCCTCTGAATGGTTCAAGTACGGAGTGACAAGAGCTATGGCTAAGGCGGCAGTGATGAACAAACCATACGGTCAATCTTTCTATCAAGTCATGTCTAGGTTTCTTACTATTATCGGAGACAACCATCCGTTTCAAGTGGGTGAGGACATAGACGCTATCAACTACCTGACTGAGCAGTTCAACACGGTAGCACGTGAGCAACTGGAGAGTGTTGTCCGTATCCAACAGTTCTTACGTGGTTGTGCTAATGCAATAGGTAATCGGGTGTTTGAATGGACGACACCGTCAGGCTTTAAAATCATTCAAGGGTTGACTAAGAGTAAGAAATCGAAGGTAAGAACTATCACGGGAAGTATTACTACGTGGTTAGACTTTGATTTAGAAACAGATGAGATCGATCCCAAAGCACAACGACGTAGTGTCACTGCTAACTTTATCCACGGTATAGACGCAGCTGTTGTCCACCGATTAGCGTACGATATGCCGTACGCAATGGGCTTTGTTCACGATTGCTTTATATGCCATGCAGCCAACGCCCGAAAGGTACACCAAGACGTACGAAAAACCTACAAAAATTTCTTTTCAATTGACTTACTAGCCGAGTTCAGATGTGAGTTATTGAATCAACACCCGACAGCTAAACTGCCCGAACTGCCTGAACTTGGTGACCTAGATGTCACCGCAATAGATCGAGCCATGTATCTGCTGTCATAACACCGATAAATAAACAATGAGTATACAAGCAAGAAAGAAACACGATGTAATAAAAGTAAAAGGTACAGCTAAATACTGCCACCTGAACGAACCCAACAAACGGTTTGAACCTGAGTTTGGTACGTACAGTTGTGATCTAGTAATAGATAAAGACCAAGCTGATCTGTTGAAAAACACGATACGTCCGTTGTACGAGGAAGAGTTGAAGACAGTGCAAGAGCAGAACGCTGGTAAGAAGATTGAACAAAAAGAGTTCCCGATCAAAGAAGAGGACGGTGCTTTTGTTGTTAAGTCTAAATTAAAAGCAGGAGGCAGACGCAAAGACGGTAGTGTTTACAGTCTATCGATTGCTTTGTTTGATTCCAAAGGTCAACCGTTACCCGAAGATGTTAAAGTATGGGGTGGTAGTAAAGTAAACATGGCATTTCGTCCAAGGTTTTGGTACACACCGATGGCAGGGTTTGGTGTATCGTTCGAGCTGCAAGCTGTTCAAGTAATAGAACTACAGAACGGAGGCGTAAGTGGTGTGGCAGCTGATGCTTTCGGATTTACTACTGAAGAAGAAGGATACGTTAATGGCGGTGAAAACCTAGACACTACATTCGATGCGGAACAAACGGACGAAACCGAAGTCACAGCGAACTTCTAATAATCGTTATCGTTCCGGATTTGAATCTAAATTAGCACACCAACTGAAACGTAGTGGCGTTGAGTTCAAGTACGAGACGTTAACTATTGAATATCAGAAGGTTAGCACATACACTCCCGACTTCATACTACCCAACGGCATCATCATAGAAGCCAAGGGAGTATGGACGGTGGAAGACAGGACAAAGCACTTGTTAGTACGCAAGCAACACCCGCACTTAGATATACGCTTGGTGTTTCAACGAGCGAGTAACAAGATAAACAAGAAGTCCAAGACAACGTATGCAATGTGGTGCGAAAAGAAGGGAATTAAATATGCAGATAAAGTTATACCGAAGTCATGGCTTTCACAAAAACGCATGAACCATGCTCAAAGTGTGGGAGTAGTGACGCTCTCTCCACCAACGATGACGGAAGCACCTATTGTTTCAGTTGCAACAGTTATAGTGGAGGACGAGGAAAAGCAATGAGCGAACCAGCACCGAGAGAGTTTCTTACTGGCGAACCCAAAGCAATACCACGACGCAACCTAACACAAGAAACATGTCGTAAGTGGGGCTACTGGGTTGGTCGTTTGAATGGTGAGGATGTACAGATAGCTAACTATAAGACACGAGACGGCAAGCCTGTTGCTCAGAAGATACGATACGCTAACAAGAACTTTAGTGTTCGTGGTGAGTTGGTCGGACTGTACGGTCAGCACCTATGGAAAGAGGGAGGTCGTCGTGTTGTTGTGGTCGAAGGAGAGATCGATGCGTTGAGTGCGTCACAAGCCATGGATAATAGATGGCCTGTGGTCAGCGTACCGAACGGAGCAAGCGCTGCAAAGAAACACGTGGCACAAGCTATCGACTGGTTGGAACGGTTCGAGAAGGTGGTGTTCTGTTTTGATATGGATGATGTTGGACGCAAGGGAGCAGCTGAATGTGCAGCACTCCTGACACCCGGCAAAGCACACATCGCAGAGCTACCACTGAAAGACCCGTCTGATATGTTGACAGGTGGCAAGTCGAAAGAGTTAGTCAGTTGTTTATATGAAGCAAGAGAGTACAGACCTGACGGAATCGTAAACGGTAAGGACTTGTGGGAGTTGGTAAGTAATACTGAGGAACATAAAGCTGTGCCGTACCCATACTATAGTTTAAACGAGTTAACCCACGGCATGAGACTAGGAGAATTAGTTACGGTATGCGCGGGTAGTGGAATAGGTAAGTCTCTGTTCTGTCGTGAGATAGCTCATCACCTGCTAGGTCTTGGCGAGACGGTAGGTTATATAGCACTGGAGGAATCCGTCAGGCGTACAGCTCTTGGTATCATGGGCATCCATCTTAACAAACCATTACACCTAGAAGATGAACAACTAGATACGGAAGCGTTACGTCCTGCGTTTGAAGAGACAGTAGGTAACGGAAAGTTCTACACCTACGATCACTTCGGAAGTATGGACAGTGACAACTTGCTGGGTAAGATACGTTATCTGATAAAAGGATTCGATTGTAAATGGATATTCCTAGATCACCTAAGCATTGTTATCAGTGGGATACAAGGAGATGACGAACGGCGATTGATTGATAACACGATGACCAAGCTGCGTAGTCTTGTTGAAGAGACAGGGTGTGGCATGGTGTTGGTCAGTCACTTGAAGCGAGTGGATAGTGGCCACGAAGAAGGAGGACGAGTAAGTCTACACCATCTACGTGGGTCACAGGCTATAGCACAGCTAAGTGACATGGTCATAGGACTGGAGAGGAATCAACAAGCTGAGACTACATCTAACGAGACACGAGTAAGAGTGTTAAAGAATCGGTTTAGTGGACAGACAGGACATTGTACTACACTTAACTACGACACAGAAACCGGACGATACACAGAGGACAAGAACGTCTTCGAAGATACAACCAACAATGAACCATTCTAAATGATATTAAAAAATAAAAAATCACCAAGACCGTATAAAACGTACATAGATCAAGATGAATTATGGTTTATGTTCGACCTCGGTAAGTTCTTAAGAGACATAGCAGATGAGTTAAGAGATATTCCTAATGAAGTATTAGATGAGTATGGAGCTAGGATGTTACAATCGGACACTTTATATGTGTATGAATACGGATGTGAGTTAGAAGACATCGCTCGCAGATATATCGTGAAAGAATACAACAAGGAAAAGAAAATAAGAAAGAAACTAAGACAGAAACAGAAGAAGCTAGAAAGCGAGCAAGATGAAAACACTATTCTTTGATATAGAAACGAATAAGATAGAGGACTGGTCGAACTTGACAGATCTTGACACGGTTCACTGTCTATCTATCTACGATCCTACCACACCTAAGATGATTACTTATCACGGTGCTGGTATACGAAACGGACTAAATGAGTTAGCTAAAGCAGATCATATCGTCGGACACAACGTCCTTGGGTTTGATATACCTGCTCTTGGTAAACTGTACAGCTTCCATCCACCGCTTGTTAAAGTATTGGACACGATGGTCATGGCTAGGTGTATAGTACCTGATGTACGCAACGACGACTTCTTACGACATAAGTTTGATAAGACTTTAATAGGTAGTCACTCGTTAAAGGCGTGGGGGTTACGGTTAGACAAACTAACCAAGCTATCATACGGAGAGGAAGACGGTGCGTTTGACAGTTACAACGAGGACATGAGGAAGTACTGTGAGCGGGATACAATTGTAACGCAACTGCTGTATGATTATCTGATGAGTAGTAAACCCAGCAGTCAGATGTTAGCTATCGAGCACTGGTTTGCGTACCTGATGAGGCTACAAGAGAAGCAAGGGTTCGCGTTCGACATTGAGAAAGCAGAGAAACTGGAGATGAAACTTGCTAGTGTTCGTGCTGATCTACTGGATAAACTACAGAAAGAGTTTCCATCCAAGACGGAAGAGATGAAGACACCGAGTGGTTGGTCGTTAGAGATTGAATGGAACGACGGACTCGAAATAATCTCAGCAGCAACCAAGACGGAACTAAAGAAGCAACTGAAGAGTCGTAACTTGAAACAGACGTTAGTTAAAGATGCAGTAAAGATGGGTAACAAGACTAAGATAGTACCGTTTAATCCCGGTAGTCGTCAGCAGATAGCTGAACGCTTATCGTCTTTAGGGTACGAACTACCAATAGAACCTGACGCTAAGACACCCAAGGTAGACGAAGCTGTGCTGCGTAGTATTGAGCACCCGTTTGCTGAGGTGCTGTGCGATTACTTGTTGGTTACCAAGAGGTTAGGACAATTATCAGAGGGTAATCAAGCGTGGTTAAAGCTGCAAAAGAACGGACGGATACACGGACGGGTCAACACAAACGGTGCAGTCACTGGTCGTTGTACTCATCAGAATCCTAACGTAGCTCAAGTACCTGCTTGTCGTGCTGAGTACGGAGAGGAATGTCGTGAGTTGTTTAAAGCAGGAGATGGTTACAAGTTAGTCGGGTGTGACGCAGCAGGACTAGAACTACGAATGCTTGCCCACTACCTAGCTTACTATGACGGAGGAGAATATGCTAAGGAAGTTATTGAAGGGGATATACACACATTCAACATGAAGCGAGCTGGATTAGATAACAGAGACCAAGCTAAGACAATGATCTACGCCTTTCTTTACGGAGCAGGTGACGCTAAGATTGGAGAGATCGTGGGTGGTAGTGCTAAAGAAGGACAGATGTTAAAGCGTAAGTTCCTGAGTAACCTACCAGCACTGAAGAAGTTGCAAGCAGATGTACAACAAAAGGTACAACGAACCAACAAGCTGATAGGATTGGACGGTCGTATACTTCCTGTTCGTTCACCACACGCTGCATTAAATATGTTGTTACAGAGTGCAGGTGCTGTGTGTATGAAGGTAGCGTTACTTCAACTGTTCACTCGTCTTAATCAAATGAAGTGGCAACACGGTAGAGAGTACAGCTTTGTTGCTAACGTCCACGACGAGTTCCAAGCAGAGGTACAACCTGACAAAGCAAGTGTATTCTGTGAGCTTGCAGTCAATGCGATAAGAGCAGCAGGTAAAGAGTTAAAACTAAATGTCATGTTGGACGGGGAAGCAAAGATCGGAGAGACGTGGGCACAGACACACTAGAGCTTGAATACGATTGGCACTTGAAGGTTGCAGAATTATACGATACTGT